GCCCGTGGAACAAGGGCCTGAAGGACGAGATGCGCAGGTTCCCGGGCGGCAAGTTCAAGGACCAGGTGGACGCGCTGGCCCGCGCGTTCAACCACATCGCGGGCGTCCCCACGCTCGACGGCATCTTCGGCTTCTACCAGCAGGAGGTGGAGGAGCGCAAGGCGGCCGAGGAGGCCGCGAGCAAACAGTCCACAGTCACTGACGGCTGGCTCTCGGCCGCGGAGGAAGCATGACCACGATCCAGATGCACCCGCCCGGCGCGGGCAAGACCACGACCGTCGTGAACGGCCGCGCCTACACCGCGACCCCGGGCACGCCCATCGCCGTGCCCGACTTCGACGCCTTCGAGCTCGAGGCCAACGGCTGGGTGGTCACGGCGGCCGGCGGCACGGGCACGACGGCGCAGCGGCCGGCGAGCCCAGCCGTGAACACGCAGTACCACGACACGACGGTCGGCGCGATCGTCAAGTGGGACGGCAAGGCCTGGCGCAACGTCCTGACGGGAGCGGCTGTATGAGCTCGTACCTCAATGCCGACGGCTCGGTCAACAGCGGCGTGACCGACGAGCAAGGCAACCAGGCCGTGAACAGCATCAGCTCGTCCGTAACGGTCGCGGCCAAGCGCCTCTTCAAGGTGGCCGTGGCCACGGGCGGGTCCGTGGCCGGCACGGTGTCCGACGGGGCGCAGGTCATCGGGCAGATCCCGACGGTGGGCGGCATCTACGACTACAACTGGCCTATCAAGTCGGGGTCGCTGGTGATAGCGCCCGGCACCGGCCAGGTCGTGTCGGTCTCCTACGGGGCCTGACGTGGCCGAGCGCGACGTCCAGGGCGGCGGGACCGCCAGGCCGGTGAGCGAGTCCATGATCGCGATGGCGGTCAGGGGCCTCTTCACCCGCGTCAGGGACATCCTGCCGTCGACGTGGTTCTCGCCGGTCCAGCCGCTGCAGCCTGTGGCGCAGCAAGCCGAGGGCCGCCAGTGGGACTACCCCGTCGGCTACAACCTGCGGCTCGTGCCGAAGGAGCAGGAGGGCGTGACGTTCGCGCAGCTCCGCCAGCTCGCCGACGGCTACGACGTCCTGCGCCTCATCATCGAGCGGCGCAAGGACCAGATGGTCCAGCTCAAGTGGTCGTTCCGCCCCATCGACTCTACCAAGAAGAAGGAGAACGACCCGCGCATCGTCGAGCTGACCAACTTCTTCCGCGTCCCGGACGGCCGCACCCCGTGGCAGATGTGGCTGCGGATGCTGCTCGAGGACATGATCGTCTGCGACGACGCCACGGTCTACCCGCGCTTCGACGACGGCCAGGCCGAGGGCCAGCCGCCGACGCGCCTGGAGCTGGTGCACGGCGACACGATCAAGCCAGTCATCGACGCGACGGGCCGCCAGCCGATGCCGCCGGACGTGGCCTTCCAGCAGATCCTGAAGGGCGTGCCAGCCGTTGACTACTCCGCTGACCAGCTCGTCTACGTGCCGCGCAACCGCCGCACCCACAAGGTCTACGGCTACGGCTACGTCGAGCAGATCGTGATGACCGTGAACATGGCGCTGCGCCGGCAGATCAGCCAGCTGCAGTTCTTCACGGACGGATCGGTGCCTAACCTGCTCATCACGGCGCCGAAGGAGTGGAACCCGGACCAGATCAAGCGGTTCGACAAGTGGTTCCAGGAGAAGCTGGCCGGAGACACCGCGGCCCGCAGGCAGGCGACCTTCATTCCCGACGGCGCGAAGCCGTACGACACGAAGGAGGCGATGCTCAAGGACGCGTTCGACGAGTGGCTGGTCCGCATCGTCTGCTTCGCGTTCTCGGTCTCGCCGCAGCCCTTCATCAAGGAGATGAACCGCGCCACAGCGCAGACCGCGAAGGAGGCCGCCACGCAGGAGGGCCTCTTCCCGATCATGCACTGGGTGAAGGACCTGGTCGACCTGCTCATCTGGCGCTACTGGGGCTACGTCGACCTCGAGTTCGGCTGGGACGAGGACGAGGCGGTTGACCCGCTGACGCAGTCCCAGATCGACGACGTGAACATCAAGAACGGGTCGAAGTCCATCGACGAGGTGCGCCTCGCCCGCGGCGACGACCCGATAGGCATGCCCAACGCGGTCTTCCTGCCGACCGGCCCCGTGCTGCTCTCGGAGCTGATCCACCAGGCCAAGACCGACCCGACGGGCGAGCTCAAACAGCAGCAGCAGGCCGAGCAGGCGAGGCAGCTCGCCGAGGCGAAGGCCAAGGGAGGGCAAGATGGTCCCGATGGGAAGGGCGGCGGAGGCTCTGGCGACGGCGGCCCTGCTGGCGGCCAAGGGGCTGCAGGCGGCGGCAAGGCTGCTGGCAAGTACCTGGGCAAGGCTCTCAGGCGGAAGCCCGCCGAGAGGATAGACCGGGAGCGCCAGTCGGTCGTGAAGCTGCGCGGCCAGCTGGCCAAGGCGATCGCCGGCGCGCTCAAGGACGCCGGCGCCAAGGCCGCCCAGTCCGCCCGCGACGCGGTCGGCAAGCTGGCCAAGGACGACGGCGGCAAGAAGTCGGCCGACGAGGTGCTGAGCGACCTCGACCTCGACGGCGTGTCCGCGGTCGGCGAGGCGACGCCCAGGCTGCTCGCCGCGGTGTTCGCCGACGGCGCGGCAGAGGCCTTCGGGCAGGTCGGCCTCGCCGCGGATGCCGACGCGCTGTCGCAGGTCAACGACAGGGCGGTCGACTACGCCAGGCAGCGGGCCGCGTACCTGGTCGGCAAGCGCGTGAACGAGGACGGCGAGGCGGTGGACAACCCCGACGCCGAGTACGCCATAGACGACACCACCCGCGAGATGCTGCGCGGCACGGTGGCGCAGGCCGTCGAGGAGGGCTGGTCCAACGACGAGCTGGCCGACGCGATCCAGGGCTCGTACGCCTTCAGCGCCGACAGGGCCGAGACCGTCGCCCGCACGGAGACGGCCTACGCCGACGTGGCCGGGAACATGGAGGCCTACCGCCAGGCCGACGTGCCGAGCAAGCGCTGGATCGTCGGCGACGGCTGCTGCGATGACTGCCAGGCGCTCGACGGCGAGGTGGTCGGCATCGACGAGGCGTTCAGCTCCGGCGACGACGCGCCGCCGGCGCACCCCAACTGCCGGTGCGACGTCGTGCCGGTTTTCGACGACGAGGCCGGCGACGGCCAGGACGATGAGGAGTGAACCATGGATGACGTGACGAAGGCCATCGCCCGTGCCCGGCTCGGAAAGCACGACGTGCTGACCCTGGGCGGGATGGCCAAGGCCGACGGCAAGGCGCAGGACGAAGAGTCCGGTGCGGACGACCAGGGCTCGGGCGCCGAGGCTAGGGCCTTGGCACGCCAGAAGACGAAGGTGGCGGCGCAGGCCACGCTCTCGGCCCACCCCGACCGCGCGACGGCCGGCGAACACGTCGCGGCCGCGCAGGCCCACGACGACGCCGCCGACGCCCACAAGGACGCCGCCGACAAGAGCACCCGGCACGACGACGTGGTGATGCACGCGGCCACGGCAGGCTACCACCGCGCCCAGGCCGAGGAGCACCGCCAGGCAGCGACGGCCTCGGGCCACGGCAAGGAGTGACGCCGTGAAGGACATCTTCTTCCAGATCGCCAAGGTCGACGAGGAGCGGCGCCTCGTCACCGGCCAGGCGTGCGCCGAGGTGCCGGACCGCGCCGGCGAGATCTTCGACTACGAGTCGAGCAAGCCGCTCTTCGAGAAGTGGTCGGCGCAGATCGCGGCGGACACGGACGGCAGGAGCTACGGCAACGTCCGCTCCATGCACTCCAACGTCGCTGCGGGCAAGGTCGCCGAGCCCCTGCGCTTCGACGACGCGAACAGGGCCATCAACATCACGGCCAAGGTCGTCGACGACAACGAGTGGGAGAAGGTGCTCGAGGGCGTGCACACGGGCTTCTCGATCGGCGGGAGCTACGTGAACAAGTGGCAGGACGCCGACGACGCCTCGCTGACTCGCTACACGGCGGAGCCCAGCGAGATAAGCCTGGTGGACAGGCCGTGCATTCCGACGGCCAAGTTCTTCGACGTGGTGAAGGCGGACGGCACGGTCCTCCGCAAGGCATTCAAGGAGCAGACGATGCAGACAGAGCAGACGGCCGTCACGGTCGACCAGCTCACCGACGAGATGGCCGCGCTGCTCAAGGCTGGCGGCCTGAACGAGGGCGAGATGCTGGCCGCCATCAGGAAGGCCCACGAGGACAAGCGCCTCGACGACCTGAAGTTCGGCAAGAAGGACTACTCGGACGACCAGCGCGAGCAGATGGCCCAGTCCGGCGAGGCCGAG